TGCATTGTCAATGCCTGGGCTCTCGACCATTGTACTAATGGTCCTCTCATTTGTGGTGATGATATGTTGGCGTACATCACCGACAAAGAGTACGAGAGGTACAGGCGCAGAGTTGAGGTGGTGGGTAGTGGTGTCCACCCACTCAAGACCTTTATCTCCTCTACTGCTGGCACCTTCTGCGAAAACCTTTACCTCCGGGACAATTTGGAGGGAAGGCGTCCTGATATTGCTGCATTCGGCAAGGTTATTAAATGTCCTGTCAAATGTATGCTCTATCCGCAGAAGGGCTCGAACGGCCGGATCGATTGGCCGGACGAGATTGTCCACCAAGTGTTCACTGGTGAGACAAGGCTTGACCGTGAACCCGTTTCTCTCACAAGTTATAGAGAAGAGCCGGAGTACACAGTCCGCAGGAGGATTGAGCTGGATGCTGATGACTTCAAGGATGACGACATTGGTAGCATCCTCCGTATGGCAACAAAAGTACGGAGGGTACTGCGCACTCTTAGGCGCGACCAGATCAGGGCCGCTCTTAAGAAGGGTCGTTACCCTTGGCTTCCAGCTTGTCTTGGTGGTCTTAATTACCCACGGAGAAATCCCAAAGGAGTACGGGGACTCTCCCCTAGGTGTCGGGCCGAACTTTACCAATTCACACACGGGCAACATGATGTGTGTGAACTTGCCCGATTCCTCTCTTCGTTGGACAATAAGAAGAAAGCTACCCCTGCATCGAGAGAACTCGAAATGATATCTGACATGGTGGCGGACACTGAGCTTAACGAGTCCATCATACCTGACCCATCGGAGAGATCCGGTGAGTGCTGTTATGTGGACTGTTACTCTCTTGCCCGTCATTATGGGACTGTCAGATCGAGTTTCTTCCGATCGATGGGGGGTGAGGTCGATCTTTCTTCTAGCTCCTATTCGATTTTCAATGCCGCCCGGGTGAAATGGCGGGTCGAGCCAGAAGGGGGTTGTTACAGTAAGAAAACCCCTTTCAAGGAAGTCATCAAAGATCTCGATGACCTCCTTCGGGCTCCTCGTTACCGGGTGGTTAGCACATTCGCGGAAAAGAAC